AAGAAGAAAAATCCAATTTAGTTGGTGCTTTTAGAGATGCTGCTTCTGCTCGCGATATAAAATTAGTAGGCAAACTAAATGGACAGGAAACTGCATTAAGTATAAATGCTATATATAAATCGGCTGATTTAGGAGGACAAGAAGGTGGAGGAAGAGGAGTATCAAATGAAACTGAATTAGTAAATGTTATTAATAACTATATTGAACAAAATGATAATAATCCTCTTACTATTAAGTTTATAGCTAAAGAAGGTCCTGAAATTATAGTAGAAGGTGTAAAAAAGGCTGAAAATATAGGTTATAAAGGTAAAAAATTAGGAATGAAAGGAGATGTAATGCTATACAGCACATCCCAAAACCAAAGTATCTCAGTTAAAAAAGATGGAATTTATTGGTGGAGTAGCGAAAGACAACAATTTTCAGATTTGCTTAATAAATTTGTTGAACAAGGCAAAGCAGGAAAAATTGATAATCTAATACTTAAAGAAAATCCTTTTCAATCATACGTTTTAGATATGATTGATCCTAGGGATGATAAAAGGTATGGAGTGGTATTAATAAAAAATTATCCACCTCTAAATGATGAAAAAATTGTAAAACAAATTGCTTTTGGATCTGAAGATGCAAAAATAGTACAACGTTCTTTTTCTAAGGGTGATTTTAATTTACAAGATGGAATATTAAATATTAGTACTACAAGAAATATAGATAATATAAATGATTTAACTGAAGAAGATAAACCAATTATATGGTTAGCTCGCCATGAAAATCAAAAATATGGTATAGATTTTAGAACAATACCTTATAAACAAGCTAAATTTGAATCTAAAAGAGGAGGAAAAATACTAGTCATTGACTATAACAATGCTCCTGCTTTACAATAAGATAGAACAGATTTATAGCCTGTTCGCTCGTAAGAGACAAAAATATTGGAGCTGTAGCCCACCCTAAAGGTGGGCTTTCTCTATTTGTAAGTCAAAATAAATTTTATACCTTTATAGTATGAATATATTTTACATTAATACCGATCCAATCACAGCAGCACAAGAGCTTGCTGATGACCACATCCGCAAAATGCAAATTGAATCAGCACAAATGTGTTGTACTACACATTGGGCTATTGGTAAAGAAGCTCCATACAAAAAAGCCCATTTCAACCACCCATCAACTAAATGGGTACGTGAATCAATTCAACATTATCGTTGGTTAGTAGAACATGGTTTGGAAATTTGTAGTGAATTTATTAAACGCTATGGTAAACGCCATAAAACACAAGATGTACTTGAATGATTAAACAACAAACCAAATTGGATTAATATATGAGAAATCATCAAAACGCAATTAGAGGATGGAATAATATGGTTAACAGTGCTGTTCCTGCTGAGAGCAGAATTAAAACAGCTATTATTCCTCCATCTCCAATAGAAGAAACGCCACCACCTGTAAAAGAAATACTAACATATAAGAAAATTGTAATTGTAGGTGCCGGTGTAGCTGGTATTAATGCTGCTACTAAATTAGTAGATAATGGCTATCCTGGTGAACTAATCACTATTATTGATAAAGGTAATGATCCACATAGCCGTTTACCTGAAGAAGTAATGACTGGCATGCTTGGTGCCGGTGGTTGGTCTGATGGTAAATTAACTTACCACACAGCAATTGGTGGTCAATTATCTAAATACTGTGGTGAAGAAAAAGCTATGGAATTAATGAAACAAGTAGTAGATAACTTTACTCGTTTCCACCCTAAACCAGAAGAAATATTTATGTCTGATCCACAAGAGGAACCTGAATTTATCAAACCATACTTTGGTTTGAGAATGTTTCCTGTATGGCACATTGGATCTAATTTCTTACATGAGATTGCTAAAGCATGGTATTCATATTTAGGTGATAGTGGTGTTAATTTTACATGGAATGCTACTGTTAGCAATATCCATTTTGAAGATAAAAATCTATTATATTACTCAGAACATCCCGAAATATTGTTTAATATTGAATATGATACCCTTATATTCGCTGTGGGTAAATCAGGTATTGATTTTGCCCAAGCACTATCAGATCAATATAAACTACCTAACGAACCTAAATCAGTACAAATTGGAGTTCGTTTTGAGGCACCACAAAAATACTTCCAGAAATTAATCGATGTAAGCTATGACTTTAAACTCTATCAAAAATTCGATAATGTATCCCTTCGTTCTTTTTGTACGAATAATAACGCTGCTTATGTGGCAGTTGAGGAAACATATGGGGATGTAAGTTATAATGGTCACGCCAAAAAAGGTAAGGAATTTGAAAATAAAATGACTACTTTTGGTATCTTAATGGAAATTAAAGGTATTGAAGATCCATTTAAATGGTCACGCGATCTAGTAAATAAATTACAAACAAAACCTAATAATACCGGTTTATATTTTTCACCTAAAGGTACACGCAATCCATCCAATACATCAGAAGGAACACCTATCAATACAGCCCAAATTGATGAAATTGGATTGAAAGATGTAGAAAAAGAATTCCAAGGATACTTTAAATATATTACTGATTTTATTTTTGATATGAATAAAGTATTTAAATTTGGTAATGATTGGGGGATGTATATTCCTGAGGTAAAATATCTATCACCTGAACCACTTGTTAATTATCATAATTTATCACTTACAGAATACCCAAATGTACACTTTGTAGGCGATGCCTTATCAGCTCGTGGTATTACAGTTTCCGGTGCACATGGTATTTATGTTGCAGAATCACTTTTAAAATAAAACAAACATGTCAGAAGTAAGAAAAATGAAAACAGCAGATGGTAGTATTGTTTACTATCTAGACGGTAAAATGCATAATTGGGATGGACCTGCTTATATTCCACAAGGTAATAAACGTGCCTCTGAATATTATTTATTTGGTATTAAACATACTAAGGAACAATGGGAAGAAAAGAAAAAAGATGTTAATGGACAACCTTGGTATAAAACAGCAGCTGGTAAATCTGCAGGTGCTAGGGTTTAAGCAAAATTAATATTATATCTTTATAACATGAAAGAAGTAAAGGAAAGAAAGTTTACTCGTGTATATGAAGATGAAGAAACTATAGAAACATGGACTTTTGATTTAGATAAATTCGACAAAGGTCCTATTTCTGTAGATATTAAATATAAAGCAGGAGCAGATAAAGCGATTAAAGCACGTGCTAAGGAAGCTAAACAAATTAAAAAGACAGCACGTCAAATGAAAAAAATTAATAATAAAAAATGAGAATAGGATTAGCTGGTACAATGTCTGTAGGTAAAACTACATTAGCAAAAGCATTAGGTGAACTAGATCAATTTAAAGATCATAGTGTACAAACTGAACGTAGTAAATATTTGCGTGATTTAGGTATTCCACTTAATACTGATTCTACACTGCGTGGTCAATTTGTATTTCTAGCTGAACGTTCTACTGAATTGCTATACGATAATATTATTACTGATAGAACAATTTGGGATGTCTGCTCATTTACTCTATCAGCAAAATCAATTAGTGATTTCGAAAAACGTGCATTTGTTGAGGCTGCTATGCATCTTAAAGATTATTATGATATGGTTATTTATGTATCACCCAATGGTGTTGATATAGAAGATAATGGTATTCGTGAAACTAATTTAGAATATAGATCAAAAATAGATACTGCTATTCAAATGGCATTAGAAGAATATAAACCTAATAAGTTAATTAAGGTAGAGGGTACAACTGAGGAACGTATCGCTATAATTTTACAAAATATTTAATATTTATATGTATAACGACCAAAACATGAATAGAAAAGATTTACAAGAACTTGTACGTAAAGCCATACAAGAAGTAATAAATGAAGCCGACATTTCCCCAGCTGAAAAATCAGCAAAAGATGCTGAAATGAAAGCAATTGATGCTAAAATTAAAGCATTGCAACTTAAAAAAGGTGATATATCTTCAGGTAGAGAAGAAATTACAGAAGATGCTATTGATGAATTAGCAAACGTAGCCGTACGCTATGAACTAGCTCCGGATGCAGCTGCTGCTGATTTTGCAGGTAAAAAAGCAAGAATTGTATCAGCAATGCAAGCTACTGAAGAACCAATGTCTAAAATGGATGTAGCTGGTGCTTTAGGATATGATAAACAAAATCCAATTAATGCTGATTTTATGGCACTTGTAGCTGATGGCGTTATTATCCCATCAGGTACCCAAGCAGCTCCACGCCTTAATCGTCCTACGACTGAACCAGCAGGTGAAGAAGTACCAGCAGGTGAAGAAGGACCAGAGGGTGGTTTAGCAGGTGATATGAGTGATGAAGAAATCGAAGCATCATTTGCTAAAGCAATGGGTAGTGGTGATGAAGAGCCTGAAGCAGGTGAAATTGAAACTGCTGATATATCTGCTGCTTCAATGTCAGATGACGATTATGAAGCATTTATGCAATATACTGATCTTGAAGGTCGTTTAGCTAAAGTTAAAAGCGATATTTTAAAAACTAAACGTTCTAGAAGAGATATTAGTGATATTACAGATGAACCATCTTCTGAAATTGAAAATCTTCGTGGATTGAAAGATAGATTACAAAAGAAAATGAATGATCTATTAGCTAACTCTGAATATTTACAAAGACGCCAATCTAAAATTACAGGTAAACCAATTGAAAAACCAGCAGCTGAGCCTGAAGAAGAAGAAACATTAGATGAATGGATGAAAGGTAGAATGCAATATTACGCTGGTATTAAAAAATAATATATGAAAAAATTAGTTTTCCCTCTTGCAGTTGTAGCTTTATTGTTTTGGGTATTTGTTGATAAATGCCAATTTGATGGATTATCAAAAGAATTTGTAGCAAAACAAGATAGTTTAACTCATGTTGTTGATTCTTTAGAAGTAGATATTGATAAAAGAGATTCTGTTATTGATGAATTATATGTTCAAAGCTTAGAATTGGATTATCAATTAAGTAATCAAAAAGAAAAAGTAATTACTGTTACTAAATGGGTTGATTCATCTAAAAAGAAAATTGACACTTATTCTGAAGCAGAACTTATCTCCTCATTCAATCAACGCTACCCAGAAGATACAGTTACTAATCCACTCCCAGTAGCACAACCAGTATTAGTTAGTGCCGCTAAAGATTTAGTTGAATTAGATGGTGCTAAACAAATTATAGTTGTTAAAGATAGTGTTATTGCTTTAACTGAAGATAAAGTTATCCTTAGAGATAAAATTATTGATGAATTTAAAGGCAAAGAAAATAACTACAAAGGTATCATTACTATCAAAGATACACAAATTGCTGATTGGAAAGACCAATATAAACAAATTCAATTACAAAATAAGAAACTCAAAATCCAAAATAAATTTGTTAAGATAGGAACTGGTGTTGTTATTGGTGGATTAGTTTATACGTTGTTAGCTAAGTAAACTCTTGCATGCCCATACGCGAGCCCAATCGATAAGATTGGGCTTCCCTTATATATTTATATATATGAGTCAAGCCAATATTAAAGAAATAATTAAACAGGAATATGTTAAGTGTGCTACTGATCCTGTACATTTCTTCCGTAAATACTGTTATATTACACACCCAATCAAAGGCAGAATTTTATTTCACCTTTACCCATTCCAGGAACAAACACTAAATGATTTTAGAAATAATCGTTTCTGTATCATTAATAAATCAAGACAGTTAGGTATATCAACATTAGTTGCTGGTTTTTCTTTGTGGATGATGTTATTTCAAAAAGACAAAACAGTACTTTGTATAGCAACAAAACAAGAAACAGCTAAAGGCATGGTTGAAAAGGTACAGTTTATGTATAATAACCTACCTAGCTGGCTAAAAGGCAATCAAAAACCAGTTTCAGACAATAAATTATCACTTAAATTAGCTAATAACTCTCAAATTGTAGCTACATCAGCAGCATCAGATGCAGGTCGATCCTACGCCGTGTCTTTATTATTAGTGGATGAGGCTGCGTTTATTGAGGGTATTGATAGAATTTATACAAGTATTAAACCTACAATTGCAACAGGTGGAGGAATTATTGCTTTATCTTCTCCAAATGGTGTAGGTAACTGGTTTCATAGAATGTATGCTGAGGCTGAAATAGGTAAAAACGACTTTAAAGCAATTAAACTACCTTGGAGCCTACATCCAGATAGAGATGAAGCTTGGGAACAAAGAGAAAGAACAAACATGTCACCTAGAGAATTTGCTCAGGAATATGAATGTGACTTTTTAGGTTCTGGTAATTCAGTAGTTGAACCTGATTTATTATCATTTTATGAAGAAACATATTTACAAGATCCTGTGGAACGCAGGTTTATGGGTGGCGACTATTGGATTTGGCAGTATCCTGATTATAGTAAGCAGTATCTTGTATGTGCTGATGTTGCTCGCGGAGATGGTAGCGACTTTTCTGCTTTCCATGTCATTGATGCGACGACTTGTGAGCAAGTGGCTGAATATAAATCGCAAATTGACACTCGTACTTTTGGAAACATGCTTGTTTCTGTTGCTACTGAGTATAATAATGCTTTGCTCGTGGTGGAGAATGCGAATGTTGGATGGGACGTTATTAATACTATTATAGAAAAAGGATATCAAAAATTATATTATTCACCTCGTGCTTATGGTGAAATGCATATAGATAAATGGCTAGATAAAATGGATAAAGAACAAACGGTTCCTGGTTTTACAATGTCATCCAAAACAAGACCCCTTGTTGTTTCAAAAATGGAGTCGTACATTCGAGAGCAGGTCTTTGTGTTTAGATCAAAACGTTTATTAGAAGAATTACGTGTGTTTATTTGGCAAAATGGTAAAGCTCAAGCACAAAACGGTTATAACGATGATTTAGTAATGTCTTTAGGTATAGGTTTGTTTACAAGAGATACTGCAATGAAATTTTATGAGCAGGGTATGGATTTAAACAGGGCTATGGTATCTAGTATTACTAAAACAGGTTATATAGGAGGACCAACAGTACCTAGTGGATATCAAAACCCATTCATGATTAATGATGGTCGTGGGGGATTCGAAGATATTTCATGGGTACTTGGTTAATAAATATTTATTGGTATATTATTAAATACAAAACATGGCTGAAAATCAAATAGGCTTATTCGATAGATTAAGACGTCTCTTCAGCACAGACGTTATTATAAGAAATGTTGGTGGCAATCAATTAAAAACCATAGATGTTGATAAAATTCAAGCATATGGTAATGTAAAGACCAACGCTCTTATTGATAGATTTACTAAGCTACACCGCTATGGCGCTAATATGCCATACAACCCTACAATGAATTACCAAACACTTCGTATTCAGTTGTATACTGACTATGAAGCTATGGATACAGAATCAATCATTGCATCTACTCTTGACATTATTTCTGATGAATCTACTTTAAAAAACGAAGTAGGTGAAATATTACAAATTAGAAGCGCTGACGATAATATCCAGCGTATTCTTTATAATTTATTTTACGATGTTTTAAACATCGAATTTAACTTATGGTTGTGGATTAGAAACATGTGTAAATATGGTGATTTCTATTTACACCTTGAAATAGCAGATCAATTTGGTGTATACAATGTAACACCATTATCTGTTTATGATATGATTCGTGAGGAAGGATTAGACCCTCACAATCCATCTTTAGTACGTTTTAGAATCGATCCTATGGTTATTGCTATGGGTGGTAGTATGATTGATCGTCCTAAAGATAAAGAGGGTAAAATTATACTTGAAAACTACGAAGTAGCTCACTTTAGATTATTAACTGATGCTAACTATTTACCTTATGGTAGATCGTACATTGAGCCTGCTCGTAAAACATATAAGCAATATGTGCTAATGAAAGATGCAATGTTGTTGCATCGTATTACTCGCGCCCCAGAAAAACGCGTATTCACTGTTAATGTTGGTAATATTCCACCACATGAAGTTGACGGATTCATGCAGAAAATAATGCAGAAGATGAAGAAAACTCCATATGTTGATCAACAAACTGGTGAATATAATTTAAAATATAATGTACAAAACATGATGGAAGACTTTTATCTTCCAACTCGTGGTAATGATACAGCAACTAAGATTGATACCATTAAAGGTCTTGAATATAATGCAATTGAAGACGTAAATTTCTTACGTGATGAAATGTTAGCTGCGTTAAAAGTGCCTAAAGCATTCTTTGGATTTGAAAAAGATCTTGAAGGTAAAGCTACATTAGCTGCTGAAGATATTCGCTTCGCTCGCACAGTAGAACGTATTCAACGTATTGCATTATCTGAATTGTATAAAATTGCATTAGTGCATTTATATGTTCAAGGATATGATGGTGAAGCATTGTCAAACTTTGAATTATCTTTAACAGTTCCATCTATAATCTACGAACAAGAAAAAATAGCATTATGGAAGGAAAAAGTTGACCTAGCTAAATCAATCCAGGATACCAATTTACTCCCTTCAGATTGGATTTATGATAAAATATTCCAATTTAGTGAAGATGAATTTGATGAATACCGTGATTTAATGATTGAAGATAAAAAACGCGTATTCCGTTTAGCTCAAATTGAAAATGAAGGCAACGACCCAGCTAAAACAGGTAGATCATTTGGTACACCACACGATTTAGCATCATTATATGGTAAAGGCAGATCAGGAATGAACGATAATGGTCCTGTACCTGCTGGATATGATGAGAAAAAACCTGGTCGTCCTAAAGAAAGAGCATCTATAGTTGGAACACAACAAGATCCATTAGGTAAGGACAGAACAGGTAAGATAGCTAATAATACTTTATCAACTCCTAATGAAACTGGTGAAGGAACACCAAAAGGTGGTTCACCATTAGCATTAAATGAATTGAAAAGAAATAAGCATTTGTTTGAAGGTATGAATATAGTTCGCAAAGAATTAGTGTTCAAACCTGAACAAGAACCATCACTATTAGATGAAAAAAATATCAAGGGCGTACAATAATTAAATATTTATAGATAGTGCATACTATTCATTATGAAAATTAAACACAGCAAGTTCAAGAATACTGGTATCTTATTCGAGCTATTGGTTCGCCAAATAGCCTCAGATACCATTTCTAATAAAGATTCTGCGGCTGTTGGATTGGTTAGAAAATATTTTGGCAAATCCGAATTAGCTAAAGAATATAAATTATATCAAACCTTAGTATCTCCTAAATCATTAAGTGAAGCTAAAGCTGAAACATTCATCAACGCAACGTTGGATGCTTCTTTGCGTTTAAACAAAACGGCTTTACGTAAGGAAAAATACAATTTGATTAAGGAAATACGTGAAACATACGACATTGAAGAATTCTTCAAAGCCAAAATCAATAACTACTCACAGTATGCTGCTGTATATAATTTAATCGAGGTACACAATTCACTTGAATTTACTGACCCACAGCAAATCATTGATAATAAGATTACATTATTAGAGCACATTACACGTAAAGAAGTAAATAAGGAAGGTGTTAAAGATCGTGTAATGGAAGAATATGCTAATATGGATAAGGGTTCTCGTATACTTGCTTATCGCATGTTGTTGGAGAAATTCAACAGCAAATATGCTACTTTATCAGATCGCCAAAAACTCATATTGAAAGAATTTATTAATAATATTAGTAATACAACTAAATTACGTGATTTTGTTAATACTAATTTCAATACTATTACTGAAGAAATTAAAAAATTAATACCTTCAGTAGCCGATAAAACCACTCAGATTAAATTGGCTGAAGTGGTTACCTTATTACATCCATTAGACAAAACACAAAATGTAAAAGATGAAAATATTGTTTCTCTTTTGCAATATTATCAATTAATAGA